TCCATTCTACTAACTTCATATGCAGATAAAGGCATTACATTTATAATACCAATACCTTCTTCTTCTGCTATTTCTAAATGTAAAAAGAAATCTCCGTATTTAACCAAATTTCTTGTCCAAGGCCAAAGATTAAATTCAACATTTAAAATATCATAAAACAAATTTTCCAATATTTGTTTGATATTATCATCTTCATGATGTATCTTTAGAACATTACCTTGTTCATTTTTTGCAGTACATTCATCTGCGTAAATATCTAATGCCGATGAAAGAATCGGGTCTTGGTCCATTGAATCGTAATCTCTGAATAAATCTATACGAACTTGTTGATAAGCCATAGATGATTCCATTTGACCAGTTCCATAATTAGTTACCTTTAACTTCATGAATCTGTCAACTAGATTCGTGGTCATATTTTGCCACTCATCTGTGTCAATTACCTTTGTTCCAGTTTCCGTTTTACGAACAATGGTGTTTGTTGAAAATAATTTTTGTAACCTACCTAATACTGATTTATCTGCCATTTTTTAATTTGTAAAGTATCTATAAAGATAATAATTTTTTTTGTAATTTCCAAATATTATTACCACTTTCTACAAGACCAATACCTTGCTTTATGTCTCGGTCCTGGTTGTTCACAATTATGTCTTGCTCTAAAACTTCTTCTTCTATCTGGATTATTCTTTTTAATTTTAACTCCTTTTTGACCAAAGTTTACTTTTACAATATTACCTTGTGGATTTTTAACATATACTTTGAATTTTTTAACATCACCTGCCATTGGTTTACCCAATTTAACTTGTCTGCCTTGATATTCTGCTTCTCTTAAACATTGACAACCTTCATTTAGGTTTTTATCATATCCTCTCATAAAAGCAATGAAATCTTCCATATCCTCATCTTCAACATCGTATTCTTCTGGTTCTACTAAACCATAGTTTACATCTGCATCCGAATCAATATCTTCTTTTACAGGAACACAGTTTGGAACTTCTCTACCATCCTTGTCTTTCATTCCAACCATTTCGTATCCTTTCCAACAAGGATTTTCTAATTCTTTTATGATTTTACTTAAATTCATTTTAAAAATATTTTGTATCCAACATATAAATATAAAAAAATTACTGAAGTAACCAAGTTAAGTTTTCTATTTCTTTATTACCCACTTCCATCTCATATGGATTTCTACTTAAATGACCCGTAGATACAAATCCGTCGTATTTAGCTATATGTGATGAATTCAACATATTTTTGGTTAAATCAATTCCTTCTTGTCTTAAACGAAGTGCAGTATTACGAACCCATAACCCAATTGCCAATGCCATAATTAAGTCGTCATTGTATCCCTTCATTGCTTCTGCTCTACCACTTTGCCAAATAAATGTAAACATTTCATCAATTAATCTACCACTACGAATAAGAATATCTTTCTCACTCATATAAGTATCTAGCGCTGAAATGATAAGAGGACGAGTTTTAGATGTTGTAGAGAAACCTGCAACCATTTGTTTTTCATCTCTGTAAAATCTGTTGCTCATTTGTCTTTCAACATCGATATATTTTAAATCATTACTCATATAGAATAGATTTTGGTATCCCCTATCTATAATTTGTTGGATACATGCCCAACCTACGTTTGAGTTTTCTACTACTAATAATGCGTTGTTGTATTCAGTTGCTAATGAAGTGAGGAAGTTTCCAAAATCTTTGGTATCAATCATTCCTCTATATTCGGCAACTTGTGAACAATCTTCAATATCCAAAACTTGAGCAGTTGAATAATCGGCAGCATCTCCTCTTGCAACGTCAGCTACAACCATATATTGTTTGTTGTAGTTTGGATATTCCCATTTCCATAGGTTTCTATCAAATCCTGCTTTTTCAACAGGTTCCATTACATATGTGTTCTTATACCAAGTTAATAATTCAGGGTCTATTACTGTATCTCCAGAACCAACAAAGTCACAATCACATTCTTGTGCTGCTCCTTTTGCTCCCAAAATACGAGTTTGTTCATCTCTCCATTGTTGGTTTCTTTCAGGGTGAACTGTCCAATGTAGATTTATACAATTGAAACCATTTGCACCACTTTCTCCCTCTACCCACATTTTGTGAAACCAGTTACCAATACCATTTGGTGTAGATAATACAATTGCCGAACCACCGGTTGATAAAGTGGATTGTGCAGATAACCAAATCTCATCAATATCTCTAATAAATGCCGCTTCATCCACTACTAATAGGGATAGAGCTTCCGAACGTCCTGCATCAGGTGAAGATGCGATTGCTTTAACCTGAGAACCGTTCTTTAGTTTAAGTGATAGTTTGTTATCTTCAACGGAAGAGTTCCCACCATCTCTTAACCAGATAGGTAATAAATCGTGCATTACCCGTACCTTTTCAACTAAGTTTTTTGCAACCGTTACTTTAGTTGCAATAACCAATGCATTAAAATCTTCGTTGAATAACATCTTCCAAAGAATAAATCCCGCAGAAAGGGTTGATAAACCTAACTGACGAGATTTAAGAATAATATTAAAACGGTCTTCTTTAAAATCTGTTAAACAATTCTCCTGAAATGGATATAAGTGAAAAGGTATTTTACCTCTCGTTGGGTGTTGAATAACACAATATTTTTTCATAAAGTAAATTGGGTCTTGCCCGCATTTACGATATTCTTCTGCAATTATCTCTTTGAGAGATTTTTTAGGTTGCCCTTGAACTGCCATATTATTTTTTCAATCTAATCTTCCAACCAACAGATACACCAAAATACTTATTTCCGTTACCGTCTATAAGTAAACTCGTTCCGTATAAATTATCTTTTTTAGTTTTAAGAGTAAGTTGTGGTCCTACTAATGCAGTTGAATTACCTGCTAAACCTTGTACTCCTACATAAACTTGGTTTTTTGGAAGTTCTTTTACAATTTTTGTATCGGTAATAGTCCTTTCATTAATTTGAGCATTCCATTTTCTACCGATAATTTTATTTCTACTAATGGTATCAGTTATTTCTACAATACCCAATCCATCGTTTAATACTAATCTATCTTTATACAAAACTTTTGTATGATATTCTTTTAGTATTCTTTCAGTATCTGCTTTTATATAAACAGGTACTTCTACTTTCTTTTCCTTTTCTACAATTGTTTCGTGGTAAATATCTTGTCCTTTTTTGTATTTTATCTGAGTATGCTCAACAACAAAGGTATCTATTTTATGCTTTAACAATTCGTATTTTTTACCATCAACATTAATAGTTTCAATAGATTTATCCTCACTACTACATTGTTTAAATACAATAAATGCAACTAAACCAATTATTAAAATATTTGTGAATGAGAATATCTTTTCCATAATCTATTGTTTTACAAGTTCAGGGTGGTTTAATTCCACCAATTTTTCTTCTAATGCTAATTTTCTTTCTAAAAGTGCTTCGATTGCATCGTATGCACCGTTTATATCGGTTCTAATATCTTCTTTTACTTTTTCAATATCAATATCCCATTGCCAATTTGAAATAGTACCATTTTCATTTACCATTTCAACCTGTTGTTTAACACCTTCTAATGCTTCTTCGTATTGAGCTTTTAAATCTCTAACATAACCCAATTTATTCAATGTTATTTTATAATCTTCATAAAAAGGATACGTTCCATCTGCTCTTAATACTGTTTCTTGTTTTGCCAAACAATCTAAACAAAGGGTAGTTTTGACAATTGCCTTTTTATCAGAGGTACTATATTTTATTGTTTTACATTCCGATGAAGCACACTTACTAATTTTTTGTAAGTATTCTCTCACCTTATCCATTTTAGTTAGGTTTGTTCTAAACCCATCTTTTTGTTCCCACTCTACACCCTCACTATCAACCCATTTTTCACCAATTTCTCTTTTTTTGTCAGATTCTTTTTCATAACCAAATGTTGTTTGATTATCATCCGTTCTTCCAAAAACAGTATCTATAACTAATTGACGTGATTTGTGAATGTGTTTGTTTTTTTCTTCAAAGGATTTTCTCTTTGCCATAATTCTATATTATTGTAACTAATTGATTTATTATATATATCAAACTATTAGTAAAAAATACCTAAAATCTGATTTAATGGTGCAAAAGTTCCTGTAAGTTTATAAGTGTTTCCTTTATAAATGAATACAATACCCTCATTTGGAACAATTTTTTCTAATCCACCAATTGATTGTAATCTTGCTAATTCTTGTTTTAATTTGGCAATTTTAGTTATATCTCCACTACCTCTTACTTTATCAGCAGTATCTTTTAATCTTTGTTTCATACTAGCAACTGCTGCATTTGGATTTGCAGTTAATACCGAATCCATAAATGATAATACATCTGCTCCAACTCCTAAGAATATCTCCTCAAATGGTCTGATATTATCTTTTTGTTGTTTTGCCACATTTACTTTATCATTATCTATTGCCCACTTTTGAGCGTCTTTATCAGTAATGGTATTTAAACGGAATGATTTATCACCAAATGCCCATCTGTTAATCAAAGCATCTCTTTCTAACTTTTGTAATTTAACTTTACTCTTATCTATAAAATTTGCCCACCAAGCTTGATGATATTCAGCAACACCATCCTTATTACTTAATTGAAATTCAAATTGTAATTTTTGTAATTGTGTTAAATATTTAGTTTGTTTAGAACCTAATTCTTCATTTTTGGGTAATTGAGTTACTGGTGGTCCTTGAATTGTATATTTAGATTGAACATCTGCATTTACTTGCTTAATCATCCCTGCTAACATAGTTGCTGCTCCTTGATTTGAACCAACCGCAACACCATTTTCACCATAACAAGTTGTGTTGTGGAATACCAATAATGGTTGTCCATAAGGTATTACATTTACCGATGTAGGCCAGATAACTTCCAAGTTCATAAAACATTTACCCTCATCGAAAATCTTCTTTCTCTGTGGTTCTGATAATCCACTAATTGCCGCAGTTAAATCTCTCATAGCAAAGTTATAAGCATCGGTTAATCCACCTCTACCACCAAACTTTGATGCAACATCTTCAATACCCATTGCGTTTGCTCCTGCATTTGCCAAATGTCCTTTGTTTCTTGCTGCAATTAATCTACCATTTTTCCAACTAATTGCGAGAGCTTGTCCATCGGTTTTTTCTCTTGTCAATTCTAAATTACCAGTTAATGCTCCTGTAATAATATTCTTTAAATCACCAAAAGTTAAATCCATATCATCAAACGGGTGAGACATATGTCCGTATGCACCACCCTCTGATATTACAGATTTGTTTACCGATTCATTTATAACTTGCCCACCATTGTTGTTGATAAAGTTTTCAATATCAGCCTCATTCTTTGCAACTTCTACATTTTTGTATTTTTGCTTTACTTGGTTTATTTGTTTTTCGGTATCTTCGGCATCATCTCTATCAAATGTCCAACTTCCAATTTGCGTTTTGGTTTTTACAAGTGATGGAATAACTAAAATCTTTTCAATTTTTATATTAGTAAGAACTACTTCATTCCAATCCGATTCATAATATAATGTGTTAGCATTTGAATATCTATCCACAAATTCTTTTTTCTTACTCAACATAAATTTTTCAGCTGCTTCAAAATATTTTTTTATGAATTCAGCTTTTTCTGCATTTGAAGTTGTTCCATCAAAATATTCTTTCTGATATTTTTCTTTGTATGGTTTTAATTCAGGTGCAAAATTATAAACTTGGTCTCTTTCTCTATTTGGATTTCCAAACATAGCACCTGGCTCAATCCATCTTCTACCTTGCTTATCAGGATAAGTCCACAAATCGTGAATACTTTGTGCTAATACAGTTCCTGTCATTGATACAATCACACCACCCTTTGTCCACAATCCTTTACCTTGTGCAATTTTGCCAGTTTTTGTAGTTTTATTGAATGTGGAAATTGATTTTTTAGTTCCTTCTAATGCTGCTACTTTTGATAAATTATCAATATCTGTTATATGCAATGATTTTGCAACTATTGGGTCTACCAATTTTTTAACGATATTTAATGATAATGGAACTTCACCATGCAAACATTTATCAAACACTTCACTTTCCCATTTAAGTCCTTCGTTTAAAGATTCTTTTAAACTTCTTTTTTTAAGAATTATTTGTTGAATTTGTGAAAATATAGATTGTATATCTTTATCCAATTGCTTTTCATCTGCACTCATTGGTGATTCAATATCAACATTAGAGTATAGTTTTTTCTTTTTAGCAATTAAAACATCTACCTTTTTAATTAAGTCGTTTCTTACTTTATCCAAATCTTTTATGATTTCAGATGGAGTTTCTTCGTTTACGATTGTAGGAGATGTTGTTTGAAAATTACCTTTTCTCATTACAGTTTTAGCAATAACTTTATTTGCCATTTTTACAAATGGAATGTTGATATTACTTCTATCGTCTTTAACTACGATTTGATTGTACTTTTCTAAAAAATCTAAAAATTGTTTTTTATGACGTGTTAATCTTTTAAAAAAACCAGTTAGTTCTGGTTCTGATATTTCTTTACCATTACGAGTATCATTTACTCTATCAAAAAAATGATTACTAAATTCAATATCAGCAGGTTCTAATTCTCTATCTGCATATCTTTCAACACTATCTAAATTAGATTGTGTTAATTTTTCATTTAACTTTTTTTTTTCAATATATTCAGATAATCTCAATTTATCGGTAATATCAGTTACCTCTTCATAATCGGTATCTCTTAATTGAACTACTATATCTCTTCTACTAGCATTTGGGTCATTGCAAACTGCTACTCCAATTTTCTTTTTACCAAATGAATTAGATTTATCGTACAACTTCATAATTGCTTTAAAATGCCAATCGTTTGTTGTTACTTCTTTTAAACCTAAATCATCACCTACATCTGTTATATCTCTATATCCAAAATTTCTTAATTCTTTTGCAATATCGTTTCTATCTGCATTTGGGTCTTTACAAACAGCTGCTCCAATTTTCTTTTTGCCAAATGAACTTGCATTATCCCACATTTTCATAATTGCTTTGAAACGCCAATCATTTGAGCCGACTTCATTAAATACCGATTGTGGATTTGGTTTTTCTTCTTCTCCTCTTGGTATTCTAAATGTAGCTGCTTTTTTACCATTAATTGTTGGCATCCCATGGTCATCAGTTCCAATATCTTTAACAGTAGTTCTTTTGTTTTTAAACTTACCCATTAAAACGGTATCACCTTTATCAACATCTATAGTAATTACTTCGTTATAAATTGTTTTGTTTAATTTACCGTATTCTCTTAATAAGATTGCTGCTATTGAATTTGCTTTGTTTTCAACTTCCGAACCAGTTGCCCCATCTTTTACTGAATCACCAATCAATCCCATTTCATCTTGCTTTCTATGAACCATTTCATGAGCAATAGTTCTTAAAATATCAGCAGTTAATCTACCTTCAGTTGCTACAAATATTTCTTTAGAATCAACATTATATCCACCTAATGAATGGTTTTGTCTTGAAAACTCAGGGTCTTCTACCAATGTAATTTTAGGAGTTTCTTTTAAATTTAATCTTTTGGTTGCATATTCTACAAAATGATTTACGTTTTCTCTTTTTGATGGAGAAACTGCTTCATTCATTGAACCAACTATTTTATTTAAACTATTTTTTTGTTTGGTTTCTGCATATGATTTTAACATTTCCAAATATTGTTTTGGATTTGGTTCAAATGTTTGCATTTTTTCCAAAGTTTGTTTTAACAATTCGGTAAATGCACTTGCGTTTTGATTGGTATCATTTTCTTCATATAAATTTTCTCCAACAAGTCCTGCACCTAATGCCAAATTTCCCGCTTGTTTATGTCCAGAACCTGCTGCCATAAATACGGATTCTTTAAAACAATGTTTTCCAAAATCAACTGCCATATGATGTAAAAACCCAAGTGCACCCTCTCCAAATGTAGATGCTGCACCTTTTACAACTTCACCACCTGCTCCACTTACTCCTTTACCCGCTAAATATGCACTTTTACCTGCCGTAAATGCTCCTGTTAATACAACTGCCGCTGCG